GAAACTGCTACAGCATATGCGCAACGGGGGGCGTATTGTTATTTAGAATATGTAGAGCAAACATACAAAACTGGAATGTCTACACATATGGATACCGCGGACGCCATTCAGTTCGTATATGGGCGAACCATAAACGAAATATACGGGCCACAGAATAATACACAAATCGCAGCCATAACCAATGTTCTTTCGCTAAAAGAAACTGTCGCCGAAAACGAAACACAGTTATTGGAGCGGCGCATCCTGTTGCGATTGCTTGGACACATAACAGACGCAATATTATGGCCAGACAATGTCTCTATAACGAATACCGAACGTTTAGACATTTCTTACCGCCATCTCCAGAATTACCTAAGTCTTGCGGTTCAATTGGAAAAAATAGTTCCTGACAACCATTTTATCCGGTTCATTACAACCATACAAGAACATATATCCATTTCTTTCGCGGAATATGTTGAAATTTTGGATGAATTTTACAAGCAAGCCAAGAAAATAAGCAAACAACAATGTCCGGTGGTAGAACCATTACATGTTCACAGTAAATTATTACATATCGCCGTTTCGTATTCGGGTAAGTCGCTCACGGAAATAGCGGAATTGGAAGGATACAAGAAAAAAACAGATATCATCAAAACCTTTTTTGCGCAATAAACAGAAAAATGCGAAAGTCGCGATATATCGCGCACATACTTACCTTTGGTCTTTTACCTACAATATTACCTTTTATAGTCTATTCATATAGAATTTTATTCTATATGAATGCGCATATGGTTATTCTTCAAAAAAGTGCACTTTTTTTGAGAATAGACATTATACATTGGCATTAATGATTTTCGTGTAATAATTCGTAGTAATGGAGACGTTCTTCTTACGTTGTTTGGGTTTTTTTCCTTTCATTGGAACATCATCGTGTTTTACACAAATGTGTTCACGTTGTTCTAACAAAATATCGCGAATAAACTCAAACACAAACACCAGCGTATTTTCGGGACAATTGCCCACAATCAAACAACTTCCGGTGCGAAATATCATAAACGAGACTTCCGTATATTTTTTGCTATCCAACAGTTGCTGTTTTTTCATATTGCGCTCTTCGGACGCAAAGTTGCCGGTTTGGCGTATGCGATCTAACCCGATTTCATTATTGAAATAAAACTTACATTTTATGCCCGGATAAATACACGGATCATAGGATGTCTCTATTCCATACGGTTCCGCACGTAAAATATTAAACAGTTCTTCGCGATTAATGTAATATCCGCAATTAAAATTCGAATTAATCAATACGTTTTCTTCTTGCGTTTCTTCCACATAACCCAACGGCAAAGGAACAAACGGTTGAAGTACGTCGATGATTTTTTTGCTGACGATGTCCAATATTTCTTTATTTAGCACTCCAGGTATTTCCAATTTACCAGTATTAAACACCTTTACGTGAATTTCTTTGAACGCATTTTGGTATTTAAATCGTATAATAATGGCGAAACAATTATAAAACGCGTTCTTCACTTTACAACGATAATTCATAATGTCTTTTTTGGAAACACCAATTGTAATCTTGCGTTCGTCCTTGAATTTAATGCGTCGAGCGTTGGGATTGTCAATCTGTTTTATAACGTGTTCCGTGTAATAAGGAACATCTTTCAGTTTTTCCACCAATTCCTGATATTCTTCCGGCGTATTCGACACTATTTTCATTTGCTTTTTTACTACACATTCAACTGGTCTCCAATATTCAGTTATAGGAATACTCCAAAACAGGGAACTTAAATCCATTGTTTGGTTCAAAAACAACACCTTCGTTTTGGTCGAAATATAGAGAGTATTACTTACCATCGATTGTTCTTCGTCTACCTCGTTGTCTTGTTCAATGACTGCCGTTCCCACCCCCAAGCCGGTTTTTTGAGAAGATGTTCGTTTTGTGTTTTCGTCGCTTTCACTTTCGTGTTCGCTATTTGTTTCTGTTTCGGTATCGTCTTCATCGTCGTCATCTTCGGAACTTCCGTCCGAACCACTCTTCTCAGTGTTATCGTCGTCATCGTCTAATCCAACCCCAGAACCATTGTGTGCGATGTGTTTGTGAACAGAAGTCGAAATAGGAATTGTCGGCTTACGAACAATGGATTGTTTCGTTTTGGTCGAATTCGATAAAACAGGGTATTCCGAATTTAGAACAGAAGTCGGTTCTTCGGACACACGCAACACACTACCGGATGACATTTTTTTAGGCGTTATTTTTATTTTTGGTTTAGCATTAGCATCCACAACATCTTTAGCCACCGCAGACACAGTCGCTTCTATCACCCTGTTCGGTTCCATCCATTGCGAATTCATTAATACACGAGAAGACAAATCCAACCCGGTGGATTGTGAATTCAAAAACATACGCCATTCGTCGTCTACTGATACAGCGGTTGACATGTTAGTTAGTATTGGTAATATTCAGTTAGTGTATGTATTCATCCCCGATTTTCTCTATATCATTTCAATTTTATTATTTTACCCCCCAGTAAAAGAAGCGTATAATGCTCTTCGTAAAAATATTTTGTTATGGTTTATTATAAGGAATGTATTCGGCGTATATACAGACAGAACGTTCGTTGCCTATTCGTTTGCCTAACCAAAAACACATTACAAAGGAAGAACCAAAAGAAAACGTGGCTTCCTCGCCTTTCCAAAAGTTCATCCTCCAACGCGGGATTGATATATTCGACCCCGCCACCTCCCAATCGCCCCACAATATATTCATTAATAAAATCCAACAACGAATGAATATATACTTCGCAAACGAATAAGCATGTCCGTATATTATTCGTTCGTAATGCTTCCTATTTTTGTTTCTGTTTCTGTTTCTGTTTTTGTTTCTGTTTTTGTTTCTGTTTTTGTTTCTATTCGGTTTTGTTTTTGTTTTTCGTTGTGCTCTATTTATTTTGTTTGTTCCTCACCCGTCCGTTTTACCCGGTGAATACGTTTTCCCATACGAATGCTGCTTATATCCAAATTATCACGAACTAAATACGCATCTCCCGTATCGGTCCATCGAATAACCATCGTTATCATTTCAACCCCCGCGTCAACCGCTTCTTGAAACGCGTTTCGATATTCCGTATCAATATACGACGGCTGGAAACACATAACATCGGTTCGTTGAATAACATAGCACATTATACATCGTATGTTCGTGTTGTTCGTGTGGTTCCTTTTAATTTCAGCCAGTTCTCGCATATGTTTAAGTGCGCGTGGACTAATTGTATCACCGGTTTGTTTCCGAAACCCGTCGGGGAAATACGCGATTTTACGGTCCACCTCCCAGTCGTCGTAATTTTTGTGTTTTCTATTTTTTTTGTCGATGTCTTCATAATCCGCTAAAGGAACACTTTTTACTTCTAATATAAATGGTGTTCCGTTCTCATCCACTCCTGTAAAATCAAATCGCGAACGTTCGGTCTTGTCAGAGCTGATACACGACTGTATTGTGGTTTCACGACGGTAATGACGGATATTTCGTAGTGTAGACAACGCGTTTCGTTTTAGTGCGTTTTCGACCAACTGTTCCGCTAATTTGGGGTAAATACCGATGATCTGTTTTTGCCCTTTTTCCTGAATAACCGAAAACAAAATACGGTATTCACATTTAGGAGTAGTTTCTCCCGTGGTGTTGCGAACGTTTTTTTCTATTTTCGTCATCCATACAGTAGCACCTTTCTCCGATAACCCACAACAACCCAACGCGGCGCTATGTGCCAATACAATATTTCCCGTGTCATTATCACACACCACATCTGCCACATAGGGAGAACGTATTTGTTTAGACGGACGTTGAACCACACTCGCTTCAACGAAATGTTCTATTTTCATAAGCCATGCCATTTTTATAAATATTTACAATTTGTTGTATCCGAAACACCATCCCATAAAAGTATTCAATTTTCTGATATTTTGATGTTCCGATTTCTTATACCGAAGTATACGCAATATCTACGGCCTCGCTCGTTTTGGGTTCCGTTTTCGTTAATTCCAAGACACAAACACAGAAATACATTAAAATGCTATCCATCGGAACATCGTCCTGAATATGAACAATATTTTCAACTACTTTCAAATAATCACTCGTAATTAATGCGGGTTTATTGCGAATGGTATATTCAAAATACGAAATCAATATAGTACGCTTATCTATGTTGTATTGAATACTGGCTTCATGAATATACTGAATAATAGAACCCGCATTTAATCCGGCGCTCAACATATTATAAATGTTCTCCCACACAACATCCGAAATGATATTTAAACGAATGCTTTTTTCCTTTCCCATTTCGAACTCATTGTTTAATTGCATAAAATTAATCATGCTTCGAATATCCGAATGATACAATTGCTGTATAGTATCTATTTGTGAGTCCGACAACCGCATATTTTCTTTTTCCGAAATGTTCCGCATAAATCCCCGAATTTCTTCTTTAGGCAATTGGTTAAACCGGACACAGAGAAACTCGTTTTGGAGCGATTCGTCAATCTTGCTAATATAATTACATATCAAACAAAATCGCACATTATACACACACGTTTGTATTAAAACCTTCAGCGACTGTTGCGCATTCTTTGTCATATAATCGACCTCGTCTAAAATAACAAACTTTACCCCCTGTTCAAACATGTTTTTGGTGCGAACAAACTGATTAATTTGATACCGAATAACATCTATTCCGCGTTCATCCGACGCATTCAAATGAATAATGTTTTCTCGATGTTTACCACTACAGTGTGTCTGTGTTGGCGCCCCGCTAAACTGCTTCCCCGTATGTATTTCGCCGCCACCACCTTCGTAGTGTCGTTGATATTCGTGGATTAAATTCATAATGGTGGTTGTTTTTCCTGTTCCGGGAGAACCGTAAAATAACAGGTTTGGAAAATGCCCAAACTGAATAATATTCTGAAACAATTTCCGGTTTGTATGGTCCAATACAATATCCTGAAAATGGTTCGGCCGATATTTTTCAATCCAGGGTATATTTCGTTTCGTATCGTAAATACTCATTTTGCTATGTGTCTGTATGTCTGCTCTATTTTAGATTTTTTTGAACGATTTATTTATATTTGTATTTTATATCTATCCGTCTCCCGTTCATACACCACCAAATGAATATTATATTTCAACTCGTGCTCAAATATTTCAAACAGGAAATCGCAACCCTTATATTTGTCATTGTCATTATTTTCACGCTAAACATTATTCAAGCGCGTTTTATTTCAAACATAACCGCCTCCATTATCGACGCAATTGAACACAAGAAATATTCCGTGGTATTCGACAATTTGCGGAGTTTTGGTATGCTCTCCCTCGTATACCTCGCATTATACGGTGTAAACGAAATAACACAAACAAAAATGCTAACGAACCTAATCCAATGGTTGCGTCGAGAATTCTTCGAACACTTAGTTCGTGTGAATAACGAAAACATGATGCAACAAAATATCATGTCGTATAGTAGTCCAATTAACCGTTTATCATACACCACTTATGCGGTCATAAGCAACATTCTAAACTTTTTAATAACAAACATTGCGTTTTTAATACTGATTAGCGCGTATTTCATGTATCAAAACCGCAAACTGGGCATTTCGTTTTTAATATCCAACGCACTTATTTTCTTTTACATTTATTGGAATTGGGACTATATGGTTCAGAAACGAGTAGACGTGGAAGAAACGATGAACGCCAACGAAAGCGTCATTCTGGATATTTTCAACAATTTCGATAAAATTATTTATCGGGGAGAAGGCACGCAAGAAATCAAAAGCTACAAAGAACGCTCCGACCAATGTGTTGAAAAAACGGTGGATTTCTACAACATGACAAATCGCCATACCATATTGTTAATGGTTTTGCTGTATATCATTCTCTTCTTTTCCATTATATATTTAATCGCAATGCATCAAACCAAGAACATCGACAATAAGTTGTTCATTACATTTTTTACCATTATGTTGTTATATCGCGAAAAAATGAGTGCGCTCATCCAACTCATTCCCAACTATTTGGAATTCAACGCACGAAATACGGCGTTGTTGGAAAAAATAAAAAACATTGACACTACAGAAACACCCGTAAACATTGGCGGAACACTTTTCAAAGCGGTCGACATACCGTTTGACAAAATAGAATTCAAAAACGTATCTTTTAAATACGCATCTAGCAACGAATACGTCCTACAAAAATACAGCCTCGTATTGCGTCCAAACAACAATATCATTGGATTGACGGGTATTTCCGGAAAAGGCAAATCTACGTTGATGAAACTGCTCATTAAATTGTATTCTCCCGAAGAAGGGAGTATTTTAATAGACAATGTAGATATCAAAACAATGGACACAGAATATTTGCGCAAAAACATAACCTATGTAAATCAAAACTCGCGATTGTTTGACCGAAAAGTAATTGATAATATTATGTATGGCTGTATTAATCCAACTCAATGCGAAACTCATCTAAAGTTTATTTTAAAATACAAAAAAATACAACAACTGTTCCAAGGCATTGATTTTAAACAAAAACAAGCGGGTGCGTTGGGAGAAAACTTATCGGGCGGACAACGGCAAATAGTCAATATTATTAGTGGTCTAATTAATCCTTCTAAAATACTGATATTGGACGAACCCACCAACGCGTTGGACCCCGACTTAAAATCGGAAATAATACAAATCATTCGCGAATTCAAAAAGCAGAAAAAAGGTATTCTCATCATTTCTCATGACCGCGATGTATACAGTATATTCGATGAAACCGTTAAGTTATAACATTTCTCCCTTTTCTACCAAATACAAATCAGTTGCTACACCATTTATGCGACGATAATAGGGGGAGAATAGGTAAACGCACATATCATTCGACGATTTCCAGACATTCGCGTTTCAGATACACCGCCAATTGGAATGTCTGACAACAGCAGCATTTTAGTCATATCCGTTTCTATAACATAATGGTGTTTTCGCAAATAAGAAAACACGGAGGGAATATCCTCCGCACTCATATGAATATTCGTGTTTTTATTGCTATATCCTATTTTGGAAACAGGATACCGCAACAGCGCATATACGCATCCGCTACCCATATTTCTCCCAACAAACGGAGCGGAAAAGGGGGAGAAGGATTGAAATGGAGAAAGTTTAGGTGGAGAAATGGCTTTCACCATTTCTGAAATCGGTCCCATTGGCATATCGCTTAACGTAATGACATTTTGATATGTTTTGTAATATGTATTCAGGAACGGTTCTAAATACATAATCACGGTATTCGTTTGTGCGGTGTCAAATGGACTTTCAATCATTCTATATATTTGACGTAGTTAGAAAACTACACTTCTTTTTCTTTCACACCAAAAATACACAACAAATACATCCGCCCTACCCACCCCAAACTACAAATATCACAATTCCGCTAACACCGCCACAATTCCACAGTTTCTCCCGAATTATACAATAATTATTTCAGTGGAGTGAATTGTTTACGGCAGATAGTATATATTTTTTATTTATATACACTATTTTATCAAATGAACATTGTTATTCAAATGCTACAAGAATATTTCAATCAAGAACGAGTGTTAACCGCCGGACTGTTTTTCCTCTCCATTGTGGTCAGCTTTATACAGGCCAACGGGATTTCGTCGATTAGCGCAGCACTTATTGACGCCGCACAACACCGAATAAAAGCCGATACACACGTGTACTATGTAAGGCTGGTGGTGCTGTGTTTCGTATTTTTGCTGGTGTATTTCGCATACAAAACCATTCAAACGCAACTACTTACTAAACTCAGGCAATGGATAAAATACAAACTGGTGTATCTGTTGCTAAAGAGCAACAATGAAAAGATGAGCGAAATGAATTATGCGAAAGTCAGTTCTCCCATTAATCGGGTAGCATCCATTTGTTTTATGTTGTTCACCGATTTCTTCGGCGGAATGCTCCCGGC